TTTAGGGCCTTGTTCACCACGGTCACCTTTAGGCCCAGTTTCACCCATCTTAGCTACTGAATATCCTTGTTCTGTAGTCCCATCAGAATAGAACCATGTAGTTCTAGTCCATAGGAACTCACCTGGATTTACAACAGGAATATCTGGTGTCCAAGTACCGTCTTCAAATACGATATTCTTAAACCAAGTATAATTACCATTGTGGTAACTATTAAGACGAATTTCGTAATCACCTGTAGGTCTATTGTGAGTGTATTTTGTACCTGTTCCTGTATTTGAGTCTGAGATAATTTGCCATGTCGATAAAGTAGGATTTATAATCCAGAGTGTAGCATTATTACTACTTTGTTCGAGGTTGTGAATGTTAGTCCATACACCATTAGTCTCAGCAGATAATACATATGTTTTTCCTTGTTCAAGGTGTACTGTTTTACCAGTCATATATATATTATCTATAGTAGTGCCCATCGGAGTAAACTTGTTCATAAATGATGCTATAATACGTCCCTCAGGTTTATTCACACCATTGTTAGATTTACAATATCGCAATGTGGTATTTATAATACCAACACCATTTTTGCCTGGAAGGCCATCTGTACCGTTAGACCCATTCTGTGGAATATAAGTTTTCTGATAACCAATCTCGCTTGTATTATCAGTATATGTCCACTGAGTTTTAGTCCAAAGATATTTACCCTTCACAAGAGTTGGAGGTTGAGCAGTCCAGTTAGCAGGTTGAGTGTTCTCATTGTCCGATATACCATAAGTGATATTTGTAGAACGAACACCTACACCGTTCTTACCAGCGATACCATCATTACCACGGTCACCTTTGTCACCCTTATCACCTTTGATTTTAGTCCAAGTATATCTTGTAGGGTCATTACTATCGGCTTGTACAAAGTCGGTGTATTGACCAAGATATTCCTTATTAGCACCATCGCTTACATGAAAGTCTTTACGACCATCAGCAGAGTTGGCATAGGCAATATGGATAAATGTTTGACGACCATCACGTCCTACAGCACCAGGTGTACCAGCGGCGCCGTCTTGTACGTTAGAGAATGTAACTTCGGTTGTTGCGATTAGTGCGCCTTTTTTAGTTGTTACTGTAGCGTAATATGTAGCCGTCTTGACAAAGTCTGTTGTTGATACTGAGATTTGCTTGTTGGAAGATGAGAAGTCACTAAACCCTGTTTCATTACCATGTTTCATCTTCCATGAAATTGCATAATCGTCAAGGTTAAGTTGTTCCGTACCTTTTAGTAATTTCAAACTTACAGCAGAAACACCATAACCATTAACAAACTGAGTACCATTGGAAGTTGAAGGAATTAGAGAATATGCATCCTTACCATCCTTGACAGTAAAGATTGTGATGTCATTTTGAAATACGACGTCACCGTTATCCCAGCCCTTAACTTTAACAACAATCTTCTCTTGTCCAGCATAATCTTTAGACTTGATGTCTAGGTAATCGCCAGAACCGATAACTTGGTCGTTTACTTCATAAGTGAAATATCGGCCAGTATCTTCTCTTTGTAATTTGCCACCTTTATACAATCTAGGATAGAGACGAGTCTCATCATCGAGGGACTTGAACGCAACACCGTTCGAAGTGAGGACACTCATTGTATACGGTTTGGCATCTTCAATCATTCGAGCATACCTGTCCAACATGGCGCCCGTTAACTGACTAGCCATCTCAACAATATTAGACACTTCAATCTTGTATGTTGATGGCTTAGATAGTGTAGTAGAAATCTTTTCAACACGAACTCTCAACAACAATCCATTTAAGAAATTATTGTCTGAGATGTAAATAATATCACCAACGTTAATGTTGTATTTATTACGTACTTTCGTGCCGTCTAATTGAATGGTGTATTTCTTAACACCGTAAGCATGTTCGCGCAATGCTTTAAGACCAGCATTATATAACCCATCATAATCAGATGGATCTAAGTCAGTCTTAATTTCTTTAACCGTCCAGTTATCACACTCGTTCAAGTGAATCATAGACGGATATTCTAGCATTGCTAATGGGGCGTACATTGTATGTGAATTACGCATCATGTAAAACTCATTATGTTTACCATCGGCATGCTTAACAATCATATTCTTTTTAGGTTTAAAATAGTTACCGTCTTTGTCTTTAATACGCAAAGCAGTATACTGTTGTGTCCTATCATGAGAATATGATACGCTAGTGACATGTCTATCAATAAATAGGATTACGTCTTCACGATTTGTACCAATGCCTGAATATAAATCAGTATAAGTCTTTGCCTTGTAGATATTTAATTTAAGGTCTTGCAACCCTCGACCATCTGGAAACATTGTAGGAATGATTTTACACTCTGCTCCAAATTGTTCTGCTAGGTTAAGGATAGTACCATAAATATTAGTTGAGCTAGAAATAGATAATACTCTTTTTTCTAACGGAATCTCGTTAACATCTACACGCAATTTTGTGTAAGTCAATGCTTGACAAATATCTAAATACTCTTCAAACGTATAAGACGTAGGTTTCTTCTCGTCTTGTTTGAATTCCTTAGGATATTCATTAAGCAATTCCATAGACGCATTTTCACATTGAAAAGTAATATGGTAATCATTCTGTGTCATATTTCGCACTGACAACAAGTAATCCTTATTATCAAATGAGAAGGACACATACATATTTGCTTTTAAATGTTGCAGTCTTTCTTGTAATTTTTCATTTACAAATTTATCAACAGTGAAGTCAAAAGTAGCAGCATCACCCTTCAAATATTGTTCTAGAGTGTCGTTATAAAACTTCAAACTTCCTGGGATGGAGTTATCAAGATGGTCGACAACTTCCAGATTATTATTGTGAATTGTAATCCTCATTTTGATTTTTCCTTTACTGTAGATATTGCTCGTTAAACTCTATCTCGATTTCAGGTAGTTCACCTTTCATCCATGGAGAGAAACTGAATTGTAATTTAGATTTACCTTTAGGAAGAGTAATCCAACTAGAACCTTTAACGAGTTCTGATTGAGAAACATAACCTTTTTCAGAAGTACCATCTGGAGATAGCCAAATTTCACCATTCCAATTATCGATTGTGATAATAGAATTTGCTTTGTATTTGTTATCTACCAGAGCATATCGTCTTGTGTTAAGTTTAGTGAAACTCAAAGACTCAAGACACATGATTTCGACTTCCTGAACACCATAATAGTGACCCATCTGAATTACTATTTTAGAGAAATTCATGGTTTTTAGTTTCTCATTTGTGTAGTTGTAGTAATGATTGTCAAGGAAGAAAGTCAACTTAGAACCTTCTTTCATAAACCAAGCATCACCCGTTTTAGTATTAAACGACCTATTGGCTGGTTCGTACTCACCATCGTTAGCATGAAAATGTTTCATTTCATACCACTTTTGGTCACCTTGTTCGTCCACCATGAAAGAACAACACATATCATTACCACGAGTATCGTTTTTAACCAACTCGTATTCAGCAATAACTTCATTCTTGTTAGAGAGGACCCCAATACGAATAACACCAGATTTACCTAATTGTAAAGCATGGAATTTGGCATTGAAATCGACACGGAAGTCAGTACCGCCTTTAATACCATCTCGGTCTGCTGGGATATCGATATATCCGATAGCTTCACCCCATCTTACATTTCCAGATTTAGGTTCATCTCCACCTGGATAATGTACGCCAGACGTTGTGTAATCTTGTCCTTCAGACCTATGGTTCATTTCTTTAACAACAAGTCTATTAACAATCTGAGTCCTAGTATCGTTTTTAGGATCTACACCCAACAAAGCACGTCCACCAAACACATGTCGACCTTCTTGTAATAAACCCCAGCCTTTAGGACCAAAGTCTCCTCGTTTAATCTGGATTAACGTCTCAGAACCTTTACCATCAGTATAAGACTGAGTACCAGCCTCAGTTGAGGTAGAAGAACCTAATTCCATTACTCCATTTTGATTTACGATACCAATCCAACCAATGTTAGCTTTATTCTTTATACGAATAATAGGATAAGACTCCACATTAGAAGGGTTTTTAAGTTCAACATAAATCGACTTAGATTCTTTATCTTTTGTAAATTTCGCATACTCAGTTTGTGGGCCTTCACTAGACACAACAATACCAGTATCCGAATGCCAAAGTCCATCAGGAACAGTGAATGATATAGTACCACTCGCCTGTTCCTCTTTAAGACTTTCAGTAAACGAGAATTGGCCTTCAGAAATTACATCGTAATATCCATTAGGCTCATCCTCAAATCGTAAGTGCCTTGTCCCGTTTGGGAAGTCAAGAGCACCTGTCATTTCACGTCTAAAGCGAGCACGTTGATTGGTATCAGCAAAAATCAAGAAATCAATCTTGATAGTTTTAGCACCTAGTTTTTGATAGGCGTGCTGAGTACCATAACGGTCTGTACCAGTAGACGTTGTATTATTTTTAGCACCACCAAGACCTCTATCAATCTTGGTAACACCACCACGATAACGTTCGATGATCTCTGTTATATTGACTTGGTCTGAACCTTCGCCCAACAGAATATCGAAATATAGTTCAGTAGAACCACTCATTAAGCGATACCTCCATTAATTCGGTCTTGACGAGCTTTGTATTGTAATTGTGCATCAGCCATACCTGGGGCAAGCACATTGTTAATACGTTTACCATCAATGTAAGTGTTAAGAACTTGACCTTCACGAAGAAGACCAGCTTGTTCTTGATTGACAACATTGAGTTCACCCATTTGTCCGTTAAGTGTTTCAACTTTACCGATAAGGGTGTTAATATTGTCTGAGTTTGTGAGCATTTGTGCAACTTGTGGATTAAGCAATGAGTATTGTAGGTTGAGTGCAGTCTGACCTGTCAAGAGTCCAGAATAGTCTGTAACAGCTTGTAGAGCAGATGTCTCAACTTGACTCATATCAAGGATAGGTTTAATTTTAGGATTAATATCCATATTGTTATAATCCATATCACTTACTCTATCAACTTGATTTTGAATTTCACCCATCAAGTTATCCATTGCATCAATTACTGTAGGTGCAGCAGAACCCATACCACTAGCGATAGTCTCTACGATAGTCTTACCAGAGTGTTCGACTTTACGCCAACCAGCTCCAGACATTGGCCCTTTTTTGGCTGGTGAGTTAGGAATGTGAGCTTTAACTGTAGCCCAAAGGTCAGAGATAGCACTTGTAGCTTTACCGATAGCACTACGAATACCACCAGCAATAGCATCAACCATAGAAGTACCTGCGTGTGTAAGTTTAGAAATAACTCCACCATCTGGTGTCATTGCTGATTTCGCAGCATCAAGTACACTTTTAGCGGCATTAGATACAGGATTTCTACCTTGGTCAATACCCCCTTTGAATGTTCCAGACATCTTATTACCGTGACCAGTAACATCGTTTTGCCCGAACATTCCTTTAGCACCGTTTACAACTCCACTAGCAGCACCAGCGACCATACCAAGTAAAGCACTGATACCTCGTCCAAATGTACTTGAAGTGTTGTTACCTTGTGATGTCATGTTAGCTGCACCAAAGCGACCACGAGCTCCACTTACAATACCATCAACCGAACCAGTTACATTTCCTAGTCCATTTTGAATTCCTGTTGCATAAGACCCAATGTTACCCAAACCAGCAGCCTCGAATGATTGGTTCATTTCCATAGACTGTAGTTTAGTTGAGATTGAGTTGATTGTTGCGATAATATTATCTACAGCAACTGTAGCTTCAGGACCAACAGCAGGCATAGACTGCAAGTTAGTTGCAATGTCTTTAACCTTGTTGATGATTGAATTCATGTTACCCATATTAGTGACAGCAGTCTCATCAGGAGCAGAGTCACCCATGGACTTAGCCTTGTTCATGATGGTCTTGACTTCTTCCATCTTTTCACTAACGCCTTTGACATCGATTGACTTCATAGATGACGCAGCTTTAGATGCATCAGATACAGACTCTACAGCTTTGGCGCCGTTCTTGATACGAGTTACTGCACCAGAACCGTCAGAGAACATAGAAAGGAAGTCTTCCTTGAACAGATTTGATGTAAGAACCTTACCAAGTTTCTTAACAATATCTGCAGCATTATCCATGTCTTCTGGAGTGCCAGAGGTTGCAATCTTGATAGCTACTTCAGCAAGGTTTTTGACATTAGTTACAATACCCTTCATAGCAGCCAACTGACCAGAAATCTTGTCAGCTCCACCACTAATAAGACTACCGAACGCAGTCTTGAGAGTATTCCAACCAATAACGTCACCAAGCTTAGCAACAATTT